TCTATTATAACTACTTCAACCCCAGTTATAGCTAATTATGATGAGCTTACAAAACAAAAAAGAAAAATTATAGACATATATAGTTTTGAAGAATCAGCAAACTCGGGTATGTATAATTTATTCACTATTGAACAAACGTTAGCTCAACAAACATACTTCAGTTATGCTCTAGGTAATTATGGTTTTGACTTAATTAGTTGGTATATACTTAAACAGTGGTTAGAGACAAGATCTAAAATGCTTTCCCTAAATAGGTATGTTAAGTTTGATGATAGGACTCAACACTTACATATATATCCTGAACCTAAAACAGGAGAAACGTTCTATGGTGTTATAGGTGCTTACCTAGAAAAGCCAATTAGAGACGTAATAAAAGAGCCTTGGGTGTTCCAATATGCTTCTGCCTTATGTAAAATAACTATAGGTAGAGTTAGAAGTAAGTTCCAAGGCACACAAATGTTTGGTGGTGGTACGTTAGATACTTCTTTACTACAAGAAGGGTTATCAGAGAAGAAAGAATTAGAACAAATGCTTCTTACAGGCACACCAGGCTTTGGAGATGCCGCTCCTCCTGTATTTTTTGTCGGATGATACACAAAAAAGGAGATTTCAAAAAAGGTTTATATAGGCCTAAGCATATACATAAGTATATTGGTCGTTCAACTCCCGAGTATCGTAGCTCTTGGGAGTTGTATTTTTTTCAATGGTGTGATAGGAACCCTAATGTACTTGAATGGGCCGCGGAAGCTGTAGTAGTTCCGTATACCTCCCCTATAGATAATAAAGTACATCGCTATTATGTAGATAATATATTAGTTCTTAAAGAAGGTAATAAGAACGTTAAGTATTTAGTAGAGATTAAACCGCACAAACAGACTATGCCACCAGTTTTTTCTCGTAGAAAAAAGAGAGAAACGCTATTACACGAGCAGGTTACCTACGAAGTTAATAAAGTTAAATGGGAAGCAGCAAAAAGCTGGGCGTTGAAAAACGGTTACAAGTTTATAATTCTTACTGAAAAGGAATTATTTCCTGAGAAAAAGTAGTCTGTAAATATAAATATTTAATAACGCAATGGCATTTAAACTATTAATAGAAAAACCGGATCTCAGTGATTTCGAATACGTAGTTGAAGAGAAGAATGCGAAAGAGCCTTCAAAGCTTTACATTCAGGGTCCATTTATGATGGCTTCTGAGAAGAATCGTAACAATCGTATCTATGATCTACAAGAAATGGCTGAAGAAGTTGGACGCTACACAGCAGAAATGATAGATGAAAACCGAGCTATGGGTGAATTAAATCATCCTACTACAGCTGAGGTAGATCTTGAAAGAGCTTGTCATATAGTAACAGAATTGAAGCAAAAAGACAATGTCTTTTACGGTAAATCTAAGGTTCTTAGTACACCATGTGGCCAAATTGTAAGAAGTTTGGTTATGGATGGTGTCAAAGTAGGGGTATCTAGTAGAGCTCTTGGAAAATTAGACGAAAACCCATCTGGTGTTTCTATGGTTAAAGAAATGAAGTTAGTCGCGATCGATTGCGTGGCTGATCCATCCTTTCCTAAAGCATTTGTGAATGGTATATTAGAATCCAAACAATGGGTACTTGCATCTGATGGTAAGTATGAAGAAATATACGACAAATTCACAAAAAGTATCAAAAATCTCCCTAAGAAAGATTTAGACTGCTATTTACGTGAGCAGATAATTAGTTTCATAAAAAACTTTTAATAAACAATAAATAATTATGATGGATAAAAACTTAAAAGAGTCAATTAAGTCTTTTATTAGTAACTTGCATGTAAAAAATTACAGTAAAGCTAATACTGACCTAAAAAATGCAATCCATTTCAAGATTCAAGAAAGAATCAAGAAAGCGTATAAAAAGAATTTATTTTAAACATGAGCAACATAACAGATACATTAAAAGAGGCTGCTAAAGATGTTCTTACTGAGGAGACTCTTCAAGAGATTGAAAAGACATTCAATGAACAGTTAGACTCCAAGGCAGAGGAGCGTTCTAAGATTGCAGTCGAGGCTGCTCTTAACGAACAAGACGAGAAGTACGCCGCCAAACTAGAGGCGTTACTTGAGGCTATCGATAAAGATCATTGTCGTAAGCTTAAGAAGGTTGTTGAGTCACTTGACACTGATAGAACTAATAAGCTCAAGAAGATTATTAAGAAACATCAGTCAGAACTCAATTTAGAAGCTTCTAAGCTTAGAGATACAGTTGTTGAAAGTGTATCTGACTATTTAGATTCTTATATTGATGAAGCTATCCCAACTACTTCTATTCAAGAAGCTGTGAAGAATAAGAAAGCTTACTCTATTTTAGAGAGTTTTCGTAAGACTTTAGGTGTTGATTTAGCTTTAGCTAACGAATCTATTAGAGATGGTATTGTTGATGGTAAGAAACGTCTTGACGAGTCTACCAGCCGTGTAACTGAACTTACCGAACAGCGTAACGCTCTTGCAGAAGAATTAGTTGACCTCAAGAAATCTATTTTTCTCGAGGAGAAGACTAAGAACTTCGACGAAAAGAAGACTAACTTTATCAAGAAGACATTCAAAAATAAAGATTTAGAATTTATTCACGAAAATTTTGATTATGCAACCAAGATGTTTGACAAAAAGCAAACTGAAACCCTTGAAATGCTCAAGGAGGATGCTATTCAGAAGTCTGAAATTAAAAACGAAGTAGATCAAAAGTTAACTGAATCTACTGAGGTTTCTGAAAAAGGTTTTAACCCATACGTTAACGCTTTATCAAGAATCATTTAATTTTTAACCTGTTGAGGTACTCGTTACCTGATCTCCAATGTAAAGGACCCTTTTTAATCAATATATAAAACTATGAACGAAACAAATACAAGACCAAATACACAATATATTGACGGGAACAGGGCACAACAGTTGTTGGAGAAGTGGAGTCCAGTTTTGGACTATACCTCTAACAAGGTTAGTGCTATTAAAGATAGTCATACCCGTCTTAACACAGCCATGCTTTTGGAAAACCAAGAGCAGTGGTGTTTGAAGGAAGCTAATGTACACGGTGGTTCCGCTGCTGGTGGCATTGGTGTTTTCGGTGGTACAGCAGGTAATCAGACTGCAGCCGCTCAGGGCGGTGGAGCATATAGTACTACTGGTACTGACACATATGCTAACGGTGATGCTCGTTTACCTAAGATCCTCATTCCAATGATCCGCAGGACATTCCCTGAATTGATCACAAATGAGATCGTTGGTGTTCAGCCAATGTCTGGACCTGTTGGTTTAGCATTCGCTTTACGTTATAAGTACTCTGATAGTGCTTTAGGTTCAGTACCTGCTGCAACATCTACTTATGATGGTGTAGCTCAGAGTGAAGTTAGCCTCGGTACTGATACCGGTGGAGCAGCAGCTGAATTAGGTTATCAGAATCTTGATACCAGGTTCTCTGGTCAGGATGCCGCGGATAACGGTACTACATTTAAAGCACTTACTGCTTCTAATGGTACAGCAGTTCCTACCTTTAATGTTCAAGACCAAGGTATGGCAGCTGCACTCAGTGCATTTGAATTAGATGGTGCTAGAAATGCCCCGACAATTGAACTTAGCTTCGAAAAGACAGCTGTTGAAGCTGGTACTCGTAGGTTAGGTGCTCGTTGGTCGGTTGAGTTAGAGTAGGATCTTAAGAACATGAATGGTATTGACGTTGACGCTGAGTTGACCAATGCTATGTCTTATGAGATTCAAGCTGAAATTGACCGTGAAATGATTATTCGTATGATTCAATCTGCTTTAGGAGCCAATGAAAATATTGGTTATTCTACATTCAACGTTGCATCTGCTGATGGTCGTTGGGTTGCAGAACGTAATCGCGCATTCTATCAGAAGTTAATCATTGAAGCTAACAGAATGGCTGTACGTAACCGTCGTGGTGCTGCTAACTTTATTGTTGCTACTCCACGTGTTTGCGCTATTCTTGAGATGTTACCTGAATTCAGCTGGATGACAGTCGAAGGTAATGTTAATACATCTCCTGTTGGTGTTGCTAAGGTAGGTAACGTTGGTGGTCGTTTTAACGTCTATCGTGATACCCGTACTGAAGCAGCTTATAACCTCGGTCAAACTGCTGCTAACCAGATTGAATACGCCTTATTAGGTTATAAGGGCCCTGAGTACTATGATACTGGTATCATTTACTGTCCTTACATCCCTGTTATGGTTCAGCGTTCAATTGATCCTGATAGCTTCTATCCTAAGGTAGGTATGTTAACTCGCTACGGTGTTGTTGACAACTTATTCGGTGCTTCTAACTACTATCACGTAGTTATGGTATACGGTATGGATATAGCTACAGATGCTACTCAGTTAATTCCTTACGCATAATAGTAAGTTAATTATTAAAACAAAAAAGGCTCGCGAAAGCGAGCCTTTCCTTTTGTATATTATTGTCGTCCTGTCTTAGACCATGGAATTTGTTCATTCCACATTTTTTCTTCAATAAGGTGTTCATGAGAACATCGTTGCGGGTTAATATCCCAACCCCCTCGTCTTACATATAAACACGTTACAGATAGCTGGATAGGTTTATACAAATCCCACAAGCGCTTGTAAATAGTCTCACAAATTTCTTCGTGGAAGTGACATTCATCTCTAAAAGATACAATGTACTTCAAAAGACTCTCATGAGAAGGAAGGAAGTTACCCTTCATTTTAATGTACACATCGCCCCAATCTGGCTGAGAAGTTACTCTGCAGTTACTTTTGAGTAATTTTGAGAATAATCTCAACTCTTTATTATCTTCGTAGCTATTTGTAACAAGAATACTAGGATCCTCGGAATATTGTTCAATATCCAGGGAAATAAACTTATCTTCCAAGCATTCATACGTTAATTGGTCGTTTAAAAACTCGTCTCCTGGGTGTTCTAGGTTAGCTGGATCAAATAATTGAACCTTTACATTAGTTTCAAGTAGATCACTCAAATCTTTTTCGGCGCGAGACTTTATATTTCCGAACACTTCGCATTCGTCATTACCTAACTTCTCC